CTTCGGCGTCCGCATCATCGGTCCAAGCCAGCCACAGCGCCTGCAGTTCTTCCTTTTTTGCCGCATCCGTGATCGTCGACGAGGGTTTGATCCCATCGCCGACGACATTGCTGGCGAAGGACTCCACCGCATTTGCGGCATAGCCATTGTTGCGGACCAGCCAGCGCGCACGGGCCGTGATCGTGTCGCCAGACGCCGCGATCAGCGTGTTCACATGGGCGCGGGATGCGCGGAACCCGCGTAGCCGCCGATGGGCTTGCGCCGCATCGAAGCCGCCGATGATCGACCCGAGCCGCTGGCGGAACGCTTCAAACGCCATGGATCACAGGCCCTTTGAGGCGACAGTGCCCCAGCGACGACGACGCGGGGTGCCGGAAGCGGCCGTGGCAATCCGGCCTTCCAGATCGCTGATCGCGTTGGCCAGTTCGATGTCCGAGCCATAGTTGATGGTCTTGCCATCATAACTGACCGAGCGGACGCCCGCATAGCGCGCTTCCTGCAGCGCGGCCAGAAGTGCGCGCATCCGTTCCAGATCCATCTCAGTCCCTCATGAATTTTGGTGTGTAAGCCCGGCGTTTGCGCCGTGGCGTCGTTGGTGTTCCGGCTTTTGGCGCGGTCGGGGCCTCTGATGGTGCCGGAGTTGCCACAGGCATCTGATGCTTGGTCTCCACCCCGGCCTGTTCTTCCAGCCGTCGCCAGGTTGCCTCATCCCAGCGATCCGCGCCCATGATCCACGCGGCTGCCCGGGCATAGACGCGGCAGTCCAGCGCCTCGTTGCGCTCGCGCATCTTTTGCCATTCGGGGTGGCTGTAACCGCGCTTGTTGCGGACGGTGACGAGCTGTTCGGCGACCAACTGCTTCAACCATTCGGTGTCGATCCAGTCGGGCAAGTGCACCGTGCCGGGCGCATCACAGACGCCCAGCGCCCGGTCTTCATCAGAGGGACGTTCCAACCGCAGGAAACGGTAGGTCTCGGTTTTGAACGTCGCCGTCGCCACCGACCACAGCCGCGCCCCGCGGCGCAGGCGTTTGCCGCCGATGGTGGCATCGACGAAGGTCGGGCCCGACACCGGCGTGGCGCGGTTGAAGCCTTCCAGCCCTTTGATTGGCGAAACCTGGTCGAACCCCTGTTTCCGTGCCCAAGCGTAAACCGCCGGAGCTTCATAGCCGGTATCGATGGCCAGCTTGCCGATCAGCATCACAGCGCCGTTGGTGCAGACCCAAGTCCGACCAAGCAGCGCGGTCAGCTTGTCCCAGCAGGTCGGATCGTCGGGACCGCCCGCGATGACGATGTGATCCACGAGCCAGCTTGTCCTGTCCCGGCCCCAAGCCCAGACGTCGACCTCAATGCGATCCTTCTGCACATCGACACCGGCGGTCAGGAACAGACCCCCAACAGGGATCTGAACCCCGCCATAGGCTTCACGCCGTTCCGCCAGCCGCTGCCATTCCGGTGCATCGCCGCTCTCGACCCAAGTCTCGCCCAGCAGAGTGTTGCGCGCCGCGCGCAGCATCTCTTCTGAACCCTGTGCCGCCAGCCAATCCCGCGCGATTTGCTGCCAGCTTTTCCAGCCCAATGGTGAATAGAGCGCCGAGATGTGAAAGCCGATGGAATGCGGGTCGGCAGACACAGCCGTCGCGCGCCATTCGCCCCGCTCCAGCATCTGCGTCTTGTGATGCTCGGCGATGGGCTTCTCGCAGCCCTCGCAATGGTATGCGGCCGTGTCGGGCCGTCCTTTGTCCCAGCGCAGCCTCTCAAACTGCAGCCACTGCATCGCGCCGCAATGTGGGCAGGGCACAAAATACCGGCGCTGGTCCGATGCCTCGTATTCCCGCTCGATCCGGCTGATGCCCCGGATCGTGGGTGTTGAAACCATGAACACCTTGCGACGATGCGAGAAGGTGGTGGTCCGGGCCTCGGCCAGTGTGACCGGATCGCCTTCCTCGTCGGCAGAGGCCGGATAGGCGTCGATCTCATCGAGGAAAATGTACCGCGCAGGCATCGAGCGCAGGCCAGTTGCCGAGTTCGCCCCAGTCAGCACCAGGATGCCGCCGGGGAATTCCTTCGACAGCATAGAATTTCCCGCGTCGCGCGACCGTGCCGGATTGACCAGCGCACGCAGCACCGGGCTTTCCGAGATCAAGGGATCGAGCCGCCCGCGCGAGGTGCGTTTGGCCATCTCCACCGTCGGCAACACCGCCAGCATGGGCCCGGGTGCGTGGTGGATCACAAAGCCGATCCAGTTGTTGCCAGCCTCGGTCGCCCCAACCTGCGCTGCTTTCATGAAGCTGATCCGTTGCGCCGGGTGGCGGGGCGACAGGGCATCCATGATCTCGCGCAGGTATGGCGCGCGGGCAGTGCGATATCGCCCCGGCTCGGCCGCAGCACGCGACGACAGCCAGCGATGCGCATCCGCCCATTCCGAAACCGTCAGATCAGGATCTGGGCGCATGCCCTTGCGCCAGCTGCGCAAGATATCCTCGGCCCCGTCAAACCCCAGATCGAGGTCTGCGGTCAGCTCATCGCTGGCCGTGTTATCGTTATCCGAGGCTGACTCGGAGATCGGCGAGGGCTTCGAGGTGCTGTCTGACATGGGCTTCCAACACCCTCTGCAGGATCGCGGCCTCGATGATTACTGGTCTCTCGGATTGCTTTTCCACTTCGGCCGCCATCAATGCCGCCACCCTGCTGGGCCACGTCACCCATGTGTCCCGTTCCTGCCGCGCAAGGCGAAACACCAGTGCTTCGGCGCGCGCGCGGTCGACCAGCGTGCCCTTCTTCTTCTGGATGCCAAGCTGCTTGTCCTGCGCCTGGTAGACGGTCAGCGCGGTGCGGGCCTTCAGATAGGACGAGCTGTCGGCGGGGCCGCTGAAACTGCTATCGCCGCGGCCAGTGCTGCGCCGCTGCTGGTCCGGGTCCGTCATGTCGGCTCGGCGCACATCAGACGCGGCGGCGTTGATCGACCCGTCGCTGTAAACCACCAGCCGACTGGCCTTGCGTGCCTTCTGGATCGCCCCGCGCGATAGGCCGGTATGGGCGGAATACTCGCGTTCTGACATACCTTCCATGACGATTGCATTAACCTCAAGATATTGTAATTAAATGGAAATAGTGATCTTATTCAGTTGATTACACTCCGCGATAGAGCGATTCTCTGATCAGGAAATCACCCCCGGATCGGAGACCAGATCATGACCCAAGCGACCAAAACCAAACCCGCACCCGCCGCGCCAGAGGCGCTGATCCTCGACATCGCCACCAGGCACTTCTTCGTCGAGACGCTGGAGACCCGAAACCGCGACCGGCTGGATTTCCACGATGTCGCGGTCTGGACCATGCGCGCTGCGCTGAACGAGGCCTATGACGCAGGCCTTGCCGCCGCTGCCAAGCGCTGAGGGAGGGAAGGGATATGACCATGGCCACAACCACTATTCGCATCGACATCGATACGCTGCCCGACCATCTCGACCGCAGCCGCCTGAACAGCGTCGCCGCCGGTATCGAGGTCGCGCTGACCGAGGCCGGTATCCGGGCGGACTGCTCGGACTTGTTCTCGCACTTGAAGATCGAACTGCCCACTACCCAGCTCGCCGCCGCCAGCGCTGTGCTGGCCGACCTGAAGTTGATCTGAGAGCTCAACATGTAATCAGAAAGTACTGATATTGCTGAGAACTACCTGCACTAAGCACCCCCAAAGAAGGAAGCCCCCGTCATGAGCACCCGCCGCGCCACCGCACCGAACGACAAAGCCCTGAACGCCTTTATCGCCACCAAGTTCGAGATCGACGCGATGCTGGACCGCCTGAAGGCGCTGAGCGAAGATCACTTCGAGACCCAGCCTGACAAGATCAACTGGGGCGATGTCGGCAACTTGAACCATTACGCCAGCCTGCTGCGCCAGATCACCGACAGCGCCTTCAAGGAGGGCGAACATGCCGCTTGATCCCGCCCAACGCCACCAGATCGAACAGGACCCCGCCATGCCGAAACTCACTGAAACCCAGACCATCATCCTCAGCGCCGGTGCCCAGCGCCCCAACAACATCGCCCTGCCGCTGCCCAAGGGGCTGCATGGCGCGGCGGCGAAGATGGCTGTCACCAAGATGATTGCACACGGTTGGCTGCAAGAGGTCGACGCCAACCTGCGCCAGTGTGAACTGCTTTGGCGCGAGACCGGCGATGGCCACGGCAACACGCTGGTGGTGACCGACGCGGGTCTGCTGGCCATCGGGGTTGAACCGGTCGTGGTCAAAACAGTGGCGACCATTTGCAAACATGCCTCCGTGACGCCAGAAGCGAAGCAACCAACCCAGCGCGCTGGGACTAAGCAGGCGATGCTGATCGCGCTGCTTCAAGCCCCAGAAGGCGCCACGATGGAGGCGATCATCGCTGCAACCGGCTGGCAGGCACACAGCGCGAGGGGCGCGATGTCGGGGGCCTTAGGCAAGAAACTGGGGTTGGTCGTGACCTCGGCGAAGGAAGACGGCAGGGGCAGGGTTTACCGGATCATCTGCGAGACTGCATGATTTACGGTCCCGTCAGTCGAGCAGTCGGTAATGAACCTCGGTTGGTTTGCAGTCAGCCCCGTTGATCGGGATCATATCTTGAGGGCAGGTTGACATGACCACGATGCAGTCGATCGCAGCGCGCAGCGTCACATAGTCCCCCGGCTTGCTGAGCGGCTCGCCCCATATGATTTTTCCGTCAGGCTCTACGGGAATGTTCATCCACAGGTTCAGCGGTGCCGGGCAGTCCGGCGCGCGCAGATCGAGCTGCGCCAACGCGGCATGCAGATTGTCAGTACAATTATCGTGATACTCTTGGCACCCCAGCATGGCATAGCGGTGCACATCGCAGGCCGCGATGACTGTGTCATGACGCCCGGGTGAGGTGTCCTCTTCCAGAATTAGAATGGGTCGCCGCCTATTTGTGGTTAGGGCATCACCTTTCGCTGGAAAGATGCCCTGAAGCGTCGCGTGCAGATGCTCCATCGACATGAATTCGGACAGGTCATCGGCATTGAAACACCAGGTGTCCACGACCTGTTTGCCATGTGTATTTATGATTTGAATGGCTTTTCCTTTGGCAACGCGGACTGCCTGGCCGCGCCGTGCAGGGACCACCTGGAGGTCTGTCATCATGTCTTGCATCCCTCTGCCATCGGCGTTGTCATCGCATTGATCGGCAAACTGTCACATTCGATATCGGGAGGGTCAAGATACTTCCGGCACCTTCATCTTTTGCCGAGCGAAGTTTTGGACCCGTTTTGTTAACAACCAGTGGCAACGGTGCGACGTCATGTGCCCAGCCTTTTCGCCTTCAGGTCCGTAAATGTTTCGCCGCTGTCGGCCAGCACGGCATTGGCGCCTGTGAAATGCTGCCAGCGCTCGATGGCCACATCGACGTAAGCCGGGTTTAGTTCGATCCCGAAGCAGACGCGCCCGGTGGTTTCTGCGGCGATCAGTGTGGTTCCGGATCCCATGAAGGGTTCATAGACTGCCTGACCGGCGCTGGAATTGTTCAGGATCGGGCGCCGCATGCACTCGACTGGCTTTTGGGTGCCGTGCACGGTGGCGGCGTCTTGGTCCTTGCCTGAAATGTGCCACAGCGTGGTCTGCTTGCGGTCGCCCGCCCAATGCCCCTTGCCGGTCTTTTTGACTGCATACCAGCAGGGTTCATGCTGCCAATGGTAGTCGCCACGGCTGAGCACCAGCCGGTCCTTGGCCCAAATAATCTGCGACCTCACGTTGAAGCCAGCCGCCATGAGGCTCTCGGCCACCTCTGCCGCATGCAGCGCGCCGTGCCAAACGTAGGCGACATCGCCCGGGAACAGCGCCCAAGCCTCGCGCCAATCGGCCCGATCATCATTCAGCACTTTACCGGTGCGTTTGGTTTTGGCAGCGCCCGCCTGGTTGCGCCAGCTGGGATCGTATTCCACGCCGTAAGGTGGGTCCGTCACCATCAGCTGCGGTTTCACATTGCCCAAGAGACGCCCGACCACATCGGCGGCCGTGCTGTCACCACAGATCAGCCGATGTGATCCCAGCTGCCAAAGGTCGCCCGCGACCGACACCGGCGTGACCGGCGGTTCGGGGGTATCATCCTCACCCTCGACCGCACCGCCTTCCACCTGATCCGGATCGCGCAGCAGGGCTTCCAGATCCTCATCAATGATCCCCAGAAGCCCGAGGTCATAATCCACGGCCAGAAGCAGCGCGATCTCGTCGCGCAGTATTGGATCATCCCATTCGCTCAGCTCGGTCAATTTATTGTCGGCGATCCGGTAAGCCCGGCGATCATCCTCGTCGAGGTGGCTGAGCCGGATCACCGGCACATCCTTCAGCCCCAGCATGATGGCCGCCAGCACCCGGCCATGCCCAGCGATCAGCTCGCCGTCGTCGGCCACCATGCAGGGAACGGTCCAGCCGAACTTGGCCATGCTCGCGGCGATCTTGGCGACCTGGTCTGTGCCGTGGATTTTGGCATTGCGAGCGTAGGGCCGCAGCCGGTCAATCGGCCAAGTTTCAATCTGGCGCGGTGCGAAGACCAGGTCCATGGGGCAGTTCTCATTTGCGGCAGGGCGGACGTGCCGATGCGCGCGGGCAACATGGCCAGCGAAGGATCGGGGTCCGCGATGTGGGGGAAACGAAAGCGCCCGCGAGGATTATCCTCCGGGCGCAATTTTTCAATGATGTATAGGTAGGTCAAGGGGGGCAGCTTTGTCAAATGAAAAAATGACGTGGATTCAATGGCTTCTCACGGGGTGGCTTCCGCTGGCTGGCTTCCGGCACGGTGGCTTCCACAAACTGGATTCCCTGGATTCCGAAAAGAATCCAGCACGCCAAGGCCGTGATTCCGCAAGCCTTTGATAATGAGTCGCTTTTTTCCAAATCAAGCGGCAGGTGGATTCCGCCTGGATTCCCCGGTGAAAGTGCCTGTCGCTAGCGAAATGCCGCGCTGCGCCCCCCCGCATACATTCAGGGCTGGGGAGGAACCATGCCGTGGGGGCGTGCATAAAATTTGACGCCCAGCGCCTTTGCGTTAGGCGCGCGG